TTATTTCAATTACCATCTTATTTACTTTTACTTTCTATAAACATAGGTTTTTGGGGTACTCTAATTTATTTTGCATATGTATACATTAGAGATTTTTTTGACAGATAATGCCTACATACGAATTTTATAACACTAAAACAGATGAACTGGAAGAACATCGAATGTCTTATAAAGACTTAGATAAGTTTGCAGAAGATAATCCACATCTTGAAAAAAGAATTTCATCACCTAATATTGTATCAAAAGTTGGTTCAAGAACTGATTTTGGTAAGTCTGGTGGATTTAATGAAGTATTATCTAAAGTTGCAGATAAACATCCTAGGTCAGAACTTGCAAAGACACATCGTAGAAGAAGTGCAAAAGAAGTCAAGACAGATGAAGTCATTAAAAAACATGTTGAGATTCAAAAAAGACAGGGAATAATAAAAGAGTGAATATAGAAGAGTATATAAAAAATGAAGGATATAGTCCTTTTGCATCAGAAGAAACTATTGCACGACTTTCAAAAGAAGAAGAGAAGGACAGAGGTCTAGTAAAACATGATTCAATAGCACCTAAGAATAGACCAATGGCATTTAATCAATTGATTACATGCAATTGGATTGACCCAGATTTATTTTGGGGATGGAGAGTCAGAGTTGAAGATGGACAAGCACAAGGATTTATGACTCTTCTAACTGTAAAAGAATTCCATTCAGCAGAAAGTGATGTTAGAACAAAGATGGGTGGGCCTGCAAGAGGAGCGGTTGGTGATGTAACTGCTGGTCTTAATTGTATATTTGCAATGAGAAGGTTTTGTCCTGTTATAGAAATAACTCATACATTTGATAAATCTATACTAATAGGTCAAACATTAGAAACAGAAAATATATCATTTGTGAAGTCCGATGGTATTATAACTCAAACAGGAGTTCAACGAATAGCTGAAACTGGTGAACAGATTGGTACATACAAAGCAATCTGTAAAGATTTAAAACATGAAAGATAACGAAAGAATACAAATAGCATTTGGAACACCAATGTATATTGGTAGGATAGATTATGATTTCAAATTCCCTAAAAAGGATTTTGAAAATAATGTACTTCAATTAGATTTACCACATTTAGAATTTAAAATATTAGATTGTTGTAAAGAAATAGTTAAAGAGGTCGGTTTTGTAGAACAACCCATGAAAGTAAATGAACTTTGGTTAAACAAGTATGATAAGAATAGAACACATATACCTATGCATTATCATCAAAATTGTAGTTGGACAGGAACATATTATCCTAAACAAGCAACACATTTAGTTCAGTTTGCAAATCCTAATTCTGGATTTCAAAATCAATATCTTCCAGAGGTTAAGTATTCTACAGATTTTAATTCAGACTACCTATCTTTTCATGATATGCAAGAAGGAATGGTAATAATACATCCATCTTGGATAGCACATGCAGTGTATTGGGATAGTAATTGTGAACCATCATATTCAATATCATTTGATATTGCATATACTGGTGAAATAGGAAATAAAAATTATGGGAGTTATAATGATGGTAAATAATAGTGCAATTTTAACAAGAGACGAATACAGAGAGTTCAACGATAGAGTTGCCATACTACAAGGTAAAGGTTATGACCTACCATTTGAGGTAGAATTTATTAAAGAAGATGATACATTTAAGGTCACGATTCATGGTAAACATAATATCGATGAACTTGATGCAATGACAGAGGATGCAAACCCACAAAGAGTATTTCCATGAAGACCTTTGAAATATTAGACTATGGGTTTGAAAAATTACCCACAGAAAATATAGATGGTAAAAGATATTATGTAACACCAACAGGTGAGAAGTATCCATCGGTAACATCTGTAACTGGTCTTCTTAATAAAGAATCAATTAAGAAGTGGAGAAAGAGAGTTGGTGAAGAAAAGGCAAACAAGATATCAACTCAAGCTGCAAGACATGGTACATCTGCACACCAACTGTTTGAAGATTATATTCGTAATGATAACTTTGAAGAAAAGTTTAAGTCTGCAATGCCCACTACACAACAGGCATTCATATCAGTAGAAAAACTTCTTAATCAAATCGGAACAGTTCATGCACTAGAGGCTCCATTATACTCTCATGAACTACAACTTGCTGGTAGGGTTGACTGCATTGCAGAGTGGGAAGGTAAACTATCAGTCATCGACTTTAAGACCAGTGCAAAACCAAAGAATCCAGAGTGGATTACAAATTACTTTATACAAGAAACTGCATATGCAAAGATGTTTGAAGAACTTACAGGTAAGGAAGTAGAAGCTATTGTCACACTTATAGCAGTGAGTAATGGGACATCCCAGTTATTTGTAGAACAACCTACTATTGAATTCGTTGATAAGTTACAAGAACTTAGGTCAGAATACAAAACAACATATGGTGTTTAGTTGTATAGTGATAATCCTATGATAATAAATGGAACTGATATTGGTGCTATCATCATGAAAATAAATTTGAGACCTTCCCAAATTGCATCACAGATTTCGCATCGATGGTCAATAATGTAATTAATAGCACGACTCATTGTGAGTATTGCCTCCTTATAAATAGTTTTAGGGTTAAAATATACGATATACTATCTAGTTATAGATAATTATCATTTATATTTATAATAGTTATAATCTTAATTTTTAAAAAAATCATGGCATATAGTAAAAAAGTAGTACAAAGATTCGAAGATGTTCTAAACAATCCAGAGAAACATGCAGTCGGTAGGTTCGACCCTAAAGACCCTAATGTTGCAACTGGATTAGTAGGAGCTCCTGCTTGTGGTGATGTTATGAAACTCGACCTAAAAATGAATGGAGACACAATAGAAGATGTCAAATTCAAAACTTATGGATGCGGTTCTGCTATTGCATCATCGACACTTTTTGTTGAACTGCTCAGAGGTAGAACAATTGAACAGGCAAAACTTATTAAAGATAAGGAGATTGCAGAAGCTCTTGAATTGCCTGCAATCAAACTACACTGTTCAGTCCTTGCAGAGGAAGGAATCAAAAGAGCAATAGAAAACTGGGAAGAAAAAGTTTCACATAGAAAACATAATAACCCACCAGAATTGACTTGACAATATAGAGTTTGGTAGTATAATTATATTATGGATATTTTAAAAAGATTAGTGTTTTTTGTTATTGATTGTTGGAGAGTTGTAATGGACAATCGATACAATCCTTTAAGACACATACACGACCCTTCAATTCAATCATACTTTACCCTTGCATTATTCATAATGTGGTCTTGTTATTTTGGTGTAGTTGCACTGCACTGGATGAACTGGATAGGATATAGTATCGTTTGGTCAATCATAATTCACATGGCAGTCCTCATACCAATCATGATAACTAATTACATATTTAAAGAAGCAGAAAGGAATGGTGGTAATTGGGTATCTGCATACAGAACACAACAAAAAATAGAGAAAATGGACTCAAGGTTAAAGAAACCAAACTATGAAAAAAGAATTAGATGGGACATCGATAAAGAAGCATGATACTCACTAAGAAAAGATTTGCAGAAAAGATTGAAACAATTGTATTACAAAAGGGTCTAAACTACATTGATGCAATAGTTTATTTCTGCGAACAAGAACATTTAGACCCAGAATCAGTTAAGAATCTCATCACACCACCTTTGAAAGAAAAGATAGAGAGTGATGCAGTGTCTTATAATATGTTAAAACCAAATGCAAAGAAAGGAAAAGGTAAGTTACCAATATGAAAAGTTATAATCGAAGACCACAAAGGCAAAAAGAATGGGGAAGAAAACCAAAAAAACATAGTGGGCCACCACCATTTGATGTCTTAATGAGGAAGTTTCGTAAGAAATGTGAAAAGGATGGTATCGTACAAGAAGTTCGTAGAAGACAGTACTATGAAAAACCATCTGCAAAAAGACAAAAGAAAATAAATGATTTTAAACGAAGAATCAAGATTGATAAACTTCGTGATATCCAAGCCTTGGAAGCTTACAAAAGAAGTGGAAGGTATTAATAGGTGGATGCAAGATTTGGATATGAGTCATATAAACTATACCTTGGTATCAAATTACATTACAATTCGGATTATGATTTTAACAAGTATAATGGTAAAGTTAGTGCATCATTTGAGAGTTTTCTCAAAAGGTCTGATAAGTTTCAATTTTCTAAGTTACGAAAACAACATAGAGAAAATCTTAAAGACTTCTACATTGCAAACTTTATGCATAAAGACTACTGGATAGGAGATTTATTTGGTGAAGAAGCAAAAGAAAACTACACAGAATGGAAAAAATACAACCAATCGTTACTCTACTGTTTTGAAAAAGATATCAGATATTTACATTCACTTGAAGGAGTTTTGGACAATTTATTTAGTACTGATAGCTCTAGTCATCCTATCATTGTCACCTCTATTCTATCCAACTCCATATCCTTTACCACTGGAGTATTACTCGATTCCCTCATACGATGGAGTTCCAGTATAAAAATTACAGAACAATATGTATGGCCTGAGTTGCAAAGAAGGATACAAAAGACTCAAGGGTTTATTGGATATAACAATAAAAAGTTAAAAGAAAAAGTATTAGAAATATATGACAGTTGAAGTATTAGAAAGAAATAATACACAAAAAGACTTTGTGTCCTATTTGAACCTCTCAGAGGGTCGTACTGCATATATTATAGGTAATGGGACATCTAGACAAGGATTAGACCTAAATGTCCTTAGCGGGGACATATGGGGGTGTAATGCACTGTTTAGAGACTACACACCAGACTATCTCACAATTGTAGATGTAAGTATCATGGGTGAATGTTGTGAGTCTAGATATCCTAAACTTAATAAATGTTACTTCTCTGGAGAATGGGATGACCCATTAGGATTTGAAGAATACAATGTAATAAAGGAAACAATGGGTGTTCCAGTGAGAGAATGGATAGACCCAAGTCATTCTAAAGTGACTATGCATGGAAAGGGTAATGGTAATGTTGGTATCCTAGAAATGCAAGCAATAGGAATAGAGGATGACTATAAGATTTCAAAGATATGTGGGCCAGAACATGACTACCATATATTTGAAAATTGGTTTGCTGGTACTACTGCAGCTGCAATGGCATCAATGAACCATGACTACAATAATGTAGTTTTTGTTGGATTTGATTCTATTTGGAATTACGATTCGACTAAATATAATAACATCTATGCTGGAACTCGATGTTATGGGACAGAAGACGACCCAGAAAACAACAGACTTGTTGAGACTGGTGACCAAGGTTGGATATCCCAGACAGACCAACTAAAGATTTTAGTTGACACATTTCCAAACATAGACTATTATATAATGAAGGATGAATTAAGTGTTTCTCCATTGGATGAATACTTGTTCTAATACAATAATAATAAAATGCAATACAATGCTAATACGAGGATATAATTATGTCATTTCAAGACTTAAAAAAATCTAGAGGTGGATTCGACACCTTACAGAAATCACTAGAAAAAACTTCTGGTGGAACTGAAACCAAATCCTACAATGATGACCGATACTGGAAAATCGATTTAGATAAAACTGGTAATGGTTATGCAGTTGTAAGATTCTTACCAGCATCCCAAGGTGAAGATATGCCATGGGTTCAATACTTCGACCATGGTTTTCAAGGGCCAGGTGGATGGTACATAGAGAAGTCATTGACTACTCTTAATCAAAAAGACCCAGTGTCAGAACACAATACTGAATTGTGGAACTCTGGTATTGAGGCAAACAAGGATATTGCAAGGAAACAAAAAAGAAGGTTACACTATGTGTCTAATGTTCTAGTAGTTTCTGACCCATCACATCCAGAAAATGAAGGACAAGTCAAATTGTTCAGATATGGGAAGAAAATCTTTGAAATGTTGAAAGACAAAATGCAACCACAATTCGAGGATGAAACACCAATGAATCCTTTTGATTTGTGGGAAGGTGCAGACTTTAAAATTAAAGTTCGTAAAGTAGATGGTTACTGGAACTATGATAAGTCTGAGTTTGCAACTCCAAAACCATTATCAGATGATGATGCAAAATTGGAAGCAGTTTGGAATAGTCAACATTCTCTACAAGAGGTGATTGCACCAAGTGAGTTTAAATCTTATGATGAACTCAAACAAAAACTCGATAGAGTTTTAGGAATTACAGCATCTACTGCTACTGCAGCTTCAGTTGCAAATGACTTAGATGATGTTGCATTTCCAAGTCCAGAACCAACAGTTGCAGAACCTACATCTACAACAACAGATGTAGACGAAGATGAGTCAATCTCATACTTCCAAAAACTTGCAAATGATGTGTAAGGATTGTCA